GCCCTTGTTTAAGCTGTAAGTATAATCAGGGTAACGAGCCGCCAGCTTGCTCGATCACCCCAAGCGGTTTACAGTGTTCTGAATGCCCGCTTTATAGAAAGTGGGAAAAGACAAAGAAGAGCGCTTACGATGTTAAGCTTTCTGTTTCTATAGAAGGCCACATAGATAACGTCTATGCGATGAAAGATTCTAGTTTGGACATATTGTCCAGCGCGAATCGGCTTCACGAAGAGATGAGGCTTTATCTGGCGCCAAAGCAATACAAAGTTTACGCAAGACTGTTTATAGATGGAGCAGATGAAGAAAAGGTGGCGGCAGAAATGGGATACAAAACAAACGAAAAGGGCAAGAAGGCTGGGTACAAACAAATCAAGAATTTAAAAAAGCTTTTTAAGCAGATCGCTTTAAAGATTCTACAAAACGAGGACATCATTACTGGCTATGAATCTAGAAATTAAATTTACCCCAGAAGATGGAGAGAAGATCAAGAAGCTTGCCGCTGAATTTCCTGATTTAAATCTAATCACAAGGAAGTTCTTTAATGACGAAGAGTTGGATGGCAGAAGCAAGCAAGGCATTGCAATCAGGGCTTTTTTAGCTTCAAATAAAATTAATTATAAGACTTCTAAATATCAGAAAGTTGGTAGCTTACCACTCACTGATGAGCAAAAAGATTTTATTGAAGCTCAGTCTAAAGTGGGTACGGCTAGCCTTCAGATCGCAGAGCTTGTTTATCCTGACAAATCGGTTGTACAGTTAAGTGTTGAACACCGTACTGTAATGGAGTATTTGCGCTCAATTGGAAATGGCATTATGCCAGAGAATGAGACCGCGCTTGGCGTCAAATATCAAGTACCGCGCTCAGTTGAGCGGGTAATAAATAAAATCAATGCAGCTACGGGCGAGAACTTAAACAAAGAAAAGATCAGCCGCCACCATAAATACTGCATAGATAAGCTTGGTATCAATTTATCCAATTCCCGCTTCCAAAAGATCATCAATTGCTACACATCTCAAGAGGACAGAACAATATTTGAGGACGAGTTTATACGTATGACTTGGGACAAGCCTGATCTCACTGCGGACGAGGTTAATTTGTATATGAATGTATGCAAAGAAATTATTAACCTCGAAACTACTTCGCGACACTTAGACAAGCTTAATAAGATGTTTGAAGAAACCCAAGAGCAGAACGAGATGAGTATTCGTTTGGCCGAAATTATCAAGGCCAAAAGTAGCGAGTATCACCAATGCGAAGGGCGCGTCGAAAGTCTTATTAAAAAACTGCAAGGCGATAGGGCGGGTAGAATCAACGCAAAACAAAAAGAAAATGCTTCTGTTTTATCTATCGTCCAGATGTTTCAAGACGAAGAAGAGCGCGCCAATATGGTCAAAATTGCAGAAATGCAAAGATCTCTTGTTAAGGATGAAGCGCAAAGACTAGAGAGTATGGTAGAATGGAAAGCTCGTATTCTTGGTATATCATTAGATGATGCAGTGTAAAATATGCGATCTTACTTTTCCCTCAGAAAGAAGTTTGCATGCTCATTTAAAAAAGCATAAGACTTCTTTAGCAGAGTACTATACGACTTACTATCCCCGTAAAAATCTGCTAACAGGAACGCTATTGCCATTTAGGGATAAGGAATTGTATTTTGAAAGAGATTTTGAAAATAGAGATCAGCTTTTGCGATGGTGTGAGATAGAGTCGCCAGAAAAAGTAAAAGCTCAAATTAAAAAGATGCTCGCGCACAGGATCGAGAGCAAAGAGTTGAAGTATGCTCCATCATATCTTGAGCTAGAGACAAGCGAGATGCCTACAATTGATTTGTATAAGAAGCATTTTGGCTCTTATTCTAAAGCTTGCGACGAAATTGGCGCAGAGCCTATGTTCAGAAGAAGCCTGCCAAAAAAGTTTCACGAAGACTTTTCTGAGATCGAAATCTTTGTAGATACTAGAGAACAACAACCTTTAAGTTTCAAAAACGAGAAGCAAGTTAAGCTAGATTTTGGCGACTACACCGCCAGCGGGGCCAATTATACAAAAACATTTGTGGACCGCAAGTCAGAGTCTGATTTTAAAGGAACTTTAGTGGGAGATAACCTAGAAAGGTTCAAGCGCGAGCTTCAAAGGACAAAGGAGATGGGGTGTTATCTGTTTATTGTCGTGGAATCCACTTTAGAACGTATAAATAGTAATAATGACTTTACTCCTCATAAGGCGAATCTTAAATTTATTTACCATAACATGAGATTACTGCAACACGAATTTGCGGGGTATTGTCAATTTATATTCTCGGGTAACAGAAAGAACAGCGAGGTTCTTATTCCAAAGCTTTTGACTATTGGCAGTCCGCTTTGGGATGTGGACGTTCAATATTTTCTAGACAAGGATTATTTATGGCTTGGATCGAAGGAAATCAAAAACGAAACAGCGCCTTCAACAAGGTAAACGAAGAAATCCTTAAACAAAAGGGTTATATCGAAGAGCGGGACGCAAAAATTCTACTCTATAAGTTCCTGCGCAATAACATATCGTTTTCTTCCGAGATGATCTGCGGCGTAAAGCTGTTCCCATTTCAACACCTTGCTATTAAGACAATGTTTGAGACAGACTATTCAATGATGGTCTGGAGTCGTGGTCTTTCTAAGAGTTTCACTTGTGCAGTTTTTGCATCCTTGGATGCGATTCTAAATCAAGGAGTGCATATTGGCATCGTTAGTAAAACGTTTCGTCAGGCAAAAATGATTTTCCGCAAGATCGAAGAGATTTCGGAAAAACCGCAGGCCGCATTTTTAAAACAATGTATTACCAAGTGTACTAAAAGCTCTGACGAGTGGACGATGGAGATCGGAAGAAGCAAGATCACTTGTCTACCCCTTGGCGACGGTGAAAAACTTCGTGGCTTCCGCTTCCACAGAATGATGATCGACGAGTTCTTGCTAATGCCGGAAAGAATCTTTAACGAAGTTATCATTCCATTCCTTTCTGTAGTTCAAAACCCAACAGAAAGAAAACAAGTATATGACTTGGAGACTGAACTAATTAAGCGCGGCGATATGAAAGAGGAGGATCGGTTCCGCTGGCCTAACAACAAGATCATTGTGCTATCTTCGGCGTCTTATCAGTTTGAGTATATGTACAAGCTTTACAAGCAGTACGAATCTTTAATTAGTTATCCAGAGAAAGATGGTAAGGGCGGTGCAACAAGAGCGATCCTGCACTTTTCTTATGATGTCGCGCCTCAAGGTTTGTACGACGAAAGTCTTTTGACCCAAGCGAAGTCTACAATGTCCGAGTCTCAATTTATGCGAGAGTTCGGATCTAGATTTATGGACGACTCTTCTGGTTATTTTAAACTCAGCAAGATGCACGAATGCACTATAAAGGCTGGAGAGGGGCAGAGCATCGAGCTTGCGGGGGAAAGAAACGCAGAATACATTCTTAGCTTTGATCCTTCTTGGGCAGAGAACGAATCGTCTGACGATTTTGCAATGAATGTTATCAAACTCGATAAAGCTAACAAAAGAGGCATTCTCGTTCACAATTATGCAGTCTCTGGAACTAACTTAAAAAAGCATATCGAATATCTTAATTATTTGATGACGAGCTTCAACGTTGTTGCAATGTGCGGAGACTATAACGGCGGTGTCCAGTTCATCAATGCGGCAAATGAAAGCGAGTTATTTAAGAATGCAAAGATCGAAGTAAAGATGTTTGAGGCTGATTTTGATTCGCCGGAAAATTATCAAACTGAACTTCGTAAAGCTAGATCAGTTTATAATTTAGAGCAGAAGCGCATTTGTTATTTGAGAATCCCAACTAGCCCTTGGATAAGGTACGGTAACGAACTTCTCCAGTCAAACTTTGACCACCGTAAAATCTTGTTCGCAGCAGAAGCTGTTAATGACGACTTTACTACTCAAAAGGGTAAGACTATCCCTATTAAGAACTTAAAGTTCGTGAGGGATCAAGAAGACAGTCAAAGCATTGAAGCTAAGATGGTAGATTTTGTAGACCATCAAGCGGATATGATAGAGCTTGTCAAAGCTCAGTGTTCGTTAATTATTCCGACAACTACTGCTAATGGTCACCAAAGTTTTGATTTGCCGCCAGAATTAAAGCGTCAGAGTGGCGCAGAAAAGACAAGAAAAGACTCTTACTCTTGTCTTGTTTTAGGAAACTGGATGACAAAAGTTTATTTCGATATGATGGATTGTCAGATGCAGACAGTTTCTTCTACTTTTACTCCGTTTTTTGCTCGCTAAATGAAAGTAAAAGAAAGTACTTTTAGACTTTTGCGTGTAACTTTTAATATAAAGGACTATTAAAATGGCGCGCTCTTATATTAAGAAATCCGAGTACTGGAATAAGAACAAGAAACCAGAAGCTGTTTTGCAAGCTCCAGTAGAGCCAAAACTTGTTGGAGGTTCTTATTTTAACGATATATCAAAAGCTTCAAGAACATCTTCTAGCTCATCTTCGACTAAGAGCAGAATACCAGCCAATGGCACTGATAGTAATATTCGTAGATATGCTCTATTGAGCCAAGGGCTACTACCTTTTGATTTTTCAAAAGATGGCGTAGATGTTAGAGACTCTATCTTGCTCTGTCAAAAGGCTTATGCAAATGTCGCGATTGTAAGAAACACAATTGATATTGCCACTGAATTTGCCAATACAGATATTTATCTTGAGGGCGGTACAGAAAGAAGCAGGGAGTTCTTCAGCAAATGGTTTAAGAAAATCAAACTGTGGAAGATGAAAGATCAGTATTTCCGCGAATACTACCGCAGCGGAAATATCTTTTATTATCGGATTGATGGTAAGTTCAATGCCGAAGATTTTAAACTTCTTTCAGGTCTCAGCGAGAACGGGATTGTGAATAATCGCGTCCCTCTTCGCTATATTCTAATTAATCCATACGAGATCGTTGCAAAAATTTCTAGCTCCTTTGCGGAGGCTGTATATGAAAAAGTTTTATCTGAGTATGAACTTGAGAGGCTGAAGAACCCAAAAGATGACGCTGACGTTGAGCTTCTAAAAGGGTTTCCTCCAGAAGTTCAGCAGCAGATAAAGAGCAAGCAGTATTTTAGAGACGGGTTAAAGATGAAGCTCGATCCTCAATATTTGCTTTATTCTTTTTACAAAAAACAAGATTACGAGCCTTTCGCCATTCCCTTCGCCTATCCTGTTTTAGAAGATGTCAACGCAAAGATCGAACTAAAGCATATCGATCAAGCGATTTCCCGTACCGTCGAAAACGTTATTCTTTTGATTACGATGGGTGCGGAGCCAGATAAGGGCGGAATTAATCCTGCCAATATGACGGCAATGCAAAACCTTTTCATGAGCGAAAGTGTTGGTCGCGTTCTGGTTTCTGACTATACCACAAGAGCCGAGTTTGTTATTCCTGATCTTAAAAAGGTGGTGGGCGAAGAGAAATATAAGATCTTGAATCAAGATATTAAAGAGGGCTTAATGAATGTGCTGCTTGGAGAGGAGAAGTATAATGGTCAAAATGCAAAGATTAGCTTCTTTATGGAGCGTTTGAAAGAAGCGAGAAACTCTTTCCTGAATGATGTTCTCCAGCCTGAAATTATCCGCATTTCAAAGGATCTGGGATTCAGAGCTTATCCTACAGCTAAGTTTACCGAGATCGACTTGAAGGACGAGACTCAGTATATGAGAACGATCTCTCGCTTGATGGAGCTTTCTATCCTTACTCCAGAGCAAGGTATCGAAGCTATTCAAACAGGTAAATTGCCGGACGCGCGCGCCCTCGCGCCCGCGCAGGAGCAGTTCCTTTCTGAGAGAGAAAAAGGTCACTATAATCCAATTGTTGGTGGTGTTCCAGTTATGTCTTCTGATGCTCCAGCTACTCCTACCGCAGCCCCAACTAATGGCGTTG